TTTTGCGAAGTTAATTAACAAACAGTATCATTTGGAAGAAAGCATTATTGTTTAGGTTGTTAACACTTTCATAATCAACCCTATTCGTGTTAGTTGGCGATGCTGTCATCATAAATGATCTATCATTAGACCCTTCAACGTAACCGCTTCCGGCAATATATTTTGATACGGAAACACCTGCAATCGTACATAACTCACCACTTGATGCTGAGAATTTTACTCCAGCCCCCATAATCATTACGATGCGACCCAATTTATAAGCATTAAGAAGTCCCCACGATGCAAGGGTAACATTAGAGCCAAGTGTTACGCTTAATTCCGTCAGACTATTCAAGTTCGCAATAGCCTCATTAGCCGAAGCAAGCTCATCCCCGGCTGATACCTGCGACCAATGAGCAGAGTTCCATGCCTCGCCGGAACTGATCGCCGTGGTGCAGCGGTACAGATTGCCCTGATAAATGCAGTAATCCCCGACAGCATATGTGTGCGTTGCGCTGTACGTACCGGCAAAGTTCGCCCGGGTTCTTCCAGCTTCCGCATCGATCAGGTCAGAGTTGCCGTTCAGAACGGTAATATCCTGATCCTCTGCGTATGTCGGTTTGGTCAGCCCCAGAATAGATGTGTTTGTTGCCATCGTCTGTTACTCCTTCCAATCAATATATTCTTCCAGCGTTTCCATGTCCGCTACGGAAAGCTCCGGCAGCTCTTTCATGACCATAGTAATCTTTTCCGTGTTGATCTCGCAGGACATCCCTTCCAGCTCCCGGTGGCGGTCATTGTATTCCTTGCGCTTGTCCTTGCCCTCAATCATAATGGCTCCGGCCTCCGTGATTCTGCCGCCCAGCTCTTCCACAAGTTTCTGCTCCTGCTCGCTCTGGAACTCGATAACCGGAGCCAGTGCTTTTTTGAGCCTGAACAGTTTGTATGCCGCAAAGCTGTTCATGGGTTTTCGGCTCATCTGCGAGATTGTTACGTATGCCTCTACTGCTTTTCCCTGGGTGGTTTCCATATTCGTCCCTCCTTTATTGTTTCGGTGCTGGCAGATGATAGCACTCATTGTCGAGCGTTGTCTGATACCAGCCAGAACCGCAACTTACGTAGTTGTTGCCGTCTTTGTAATAATGCGTTGTGCCGCCGCCGTATGGCGTTGCTGTGCGAGTATAACGTGTCACCTGAGTCGCATCATCAATCGCCTGATTATAACCGCCGTTATATTCGCTCGTTGCATCAATCTTGAAGCCGAACAGTACGTTACCACCCTGTGCCGAGCTTTGCATCACCCGTGCATAAGCGAAGTGCAACGAGCTGAAGTTATTCACCGTAATACTATCAACATTGCCGTATCCTGCCCCTGAGCTATATGTCGGCGTTTCTGAGTAAGTCTGTCCGCTGCCCGTTTCAGTAACCGTGAACGTCCTGCCGCTCCAGCTCCCTGTCAGGCTTACTGCAGCGGCGTGCTTAAAATTTACGGTTTGTGCTCCACTTACCGATCCGGAAAATGTTATGCTTGTGCAGTATCCGTTTGATACGGTCAGGCTTTTAACCGTCTGGTAGTTCAGCTTCCACAACCCTGCTGTCCGCAGGTTGACTTCCGTTTCCGTTCCGGTTTCACTAACGGCAATCAGCTTGGTCAGGTACACGGTTCCGTCCGCTTTTAGTCGGAACGGTGCCGCTGCGCTATTCTCCGCTCCTGCCCACATCGCATATGTCCCGGACGATGCAAGCGCAATGTAATTTCCACCTGATCCTGAATGCAGATTGTTGGCCGCCAGCGTCCAACCGCCAATCATTGAGCCAGCCGCCGCACTGATCATCCCGGAGAATTTTGCTTCGCCATTCCGTTTTACCCAGAAAGCTGCATTCGCCGCATTTTCAGCCCCTGCCCAGATTGCGTATGTTCCACTCGTGGAGCTGTCCAGACCGACATATCCAGCCCCTGAGCCACTGTACAGACGGTTTGTTGCCAGCGTCCAGCCGCCGATATCACCGCCTGCTGAGTGGATCGTTCCTGTCAGCGTTACGTTTCCGCTGGAATCCACACTGAAATTCCCGGAATCCGTTACGAATATGCCGCCGCTTTTGATTTTGATGTATTTCGCACCACTGATCTCAATCCCGGCGGCTTTGATATCAATACCGCTTTGGATCTCATATGCGTTTTCGCCGACATACTCGGCAACGTATGCGCCGATTCCTGTTGCAGTCTGCTCTATCCAGCTTTTGTCTGCCAGATTGACAGCCACCCATGATTCCACGGATGTTACAATGCTGTCTGCCGTCTGATATTGGCTGGTCTTGTCCAGCTTTCCACCTTCTGCTGTGGTCGCTCTCTGGACTTCCGAAGTAATGCGGTCATTGGCTACCACAAGTGCTGCTGATACAGTGTACAGATCGCCGTTGATCTTTGCGATGGAATCAGCCATCAGGGAAATACTGGTCAACGTCTGGTCAATCCGTGTCTGCTGAGAAACGATCTCGATCTGCTGTGCAACCTCGCTTCCACGGTCGCTGGTCATTACCCATTTCAATCCGTCCCAGACATACGTTTCGCCGCCGAGAGGGTCTTTCCAACTGTATTCAAGCGCATCACCCCATGTCCGTTCCGCAGCCTGTCCCCACGTTGTGACCGGAGCCTGCTTGATCCAGATATCCCCGAGTGTGATCGGGTAAGCATCCCGTGGGTCTGTCCACATGACATATGTGGCGGCTTTCTGGTTAACCGTTGCGACCGCCGTATTGATTTCCTGCGCCTGAATCTCCAATGTGGCAGCGAAATCCGTCACCTCGCCGCTCAGAACATCGACCTCGCTTTGGTTGGCTTTCAGCGTGATCGCATAGGCATTCTGGTCAATCTGAGTCTGTAAATCTGCTGCAATCGTGGAATTATACATGAGCTTGAAGTATTCGCCTGTCCATGTATAGATTTTATAATTGCCGAGCGCATCCCCCCACGTCAGATCGTTATCAACGGCATACCCCCATGTGTTTTCGACCGCTTCTCCCCATGTATGGCTGTCCAGAGGCTGCACCCACAGATCCCCCTGAACCAGTCCGTTATGATCCGGTTCCGTCTCGGAATAATAGATGGTTCCATAGCCCAGTTCGCTAATCCGTGATGATATGCTGTTGAGCGTCTGTGTAATGGTCGATCCGCTCTGCCAGTTTCCGATGGTCGCCTGTATATAGGTATTGCTGGACAAATCCAATGCATTGATTTTCCCGATTGTCGCTTCCCTTGCAAACAATTGGTCAACATTCAGGATCGCCGCTGTGATTTCATCCATCAGCGCATGACCTGCATAGATGTTTTCCGTATTCAGGTCAGTTGCGAGGATATCCGTCCCTATGTAGATTGTCCTGCCGTCATCGGTGTGCCCTTGATCAATTTCTTCCTGTGACGGCGTGACCTCTGTTGCCGTCACATCGCCGTTCATTGCAACATCCAGCTTGTAGTACTTCTCGTCCGATGCCTGTATTACCAGATCGCTGATGGTCGCCCCGATCATCTGGGCATACCCGACAGAAAGCCGGGGAACATACAATTTTCCGCCAACCGCCTCATTAAAGATGGTCTGCCCGAAGAAAGCGCTTTGAGCATTCAGATCCTTGATATGAGCAAAGTTGATATCAGCTTCTGCAATGACTGCCGATGCAACCTGCGCCGTCCCCAGTTTGGCGTTGATTGCACTGACAGAGTTTGCATCGATCTTGTCCGCATTGATGGCTCCTGCTGCGATTTTATCAGCCTCTACAGCCCCGGCAGCAAGCTTTGAAGCCGTGACAGCATATGCATCCAGCTTTTCGGTCGTGACGGCTCCTGCGGCTATTTTCCCGGCTGTAACGGCGTTTGCTTCCAGCTTTTCGGTTGTGATGCTTCCGGCTGCCAGCAGCTCCGTTGTAATGCTTCCAGCCTGAATGTCATCTGCCGTAATACTCCCGGCGATGATCTCGTGAATGTGAGCCGTGACCGCTTCAATGCTGTCTGCGGCAAGGTGTTCTATAGTTGCGTCTTTGAAATGTGCATAACTGATGATCGCCGTCTGTAAATCGTCTGCCCCAATAGCTCCCGGAGCAAAAGCCCCGGCAAGAATGGATTTAAGCCGAATGTTTTCACCGTTTACCTCAGGCACCTGCCATGTGGCGATTTTCCGCGTGCCGTCCCATGCATCCAGCTTGCCGATCGTCACGGACAGCAGCATCCCGGTCAAAACATCATGCTCAACCTCAATCACCTGCGCGGAATAATTGTATCCGCGCACCGTGTCATGGACATGGATGATATCGTACAGATAAACTTTGTCCAGGCCTCTGTACTGGCTGTATTCCTCCGTGTCGCCAAGGCTCAGGAACTCCACAGTCATCTCGACTTCCGGCAAATCAACGTGGTCATCCGTAAACCTTTTCTGTGCGGCCTCCAGCAGTTTCTCCTGGATGTTCGCCGCTGTCACGCCGTCTTTCCCAACCGTCAGCCCGGTGTCCAGCAGTTCCACATGCGGGCAGGAATAATCATTGATATATTGGCTGTCAATGTATCTCTTGCCCTGATAATCCAGCCATATGATATTTCCCTGCGCATCTTTCCCAATCGGCGCGATCCGTGTGGCAAGGTTCTCAATGCTTTCCGTGCGTTCCACGCCCAGCATATTTTTGCCGTTCTCAACCACAAATCCTCGGTCGTATCCTACTTCCTTCAGGCAGTAGAAGTCCCAGTTGTACCGGAGCAAAGAAAGTCCGAACTGTGCGCAGATGCCCTTTTCCGGATCAAGAAAACATTCGACCAGGTTTTTGTTCTGAAAGTCCAGCTGGTCGCCTTTCTTCGTGTCCGTACAGTCGGACGCGACCCTGGAAGAAACAGGGGAGATCGTGTTCGTCAGCACATTCCGGCAGACGGCCGCTGCCGTATACTCTGTCTCCGCGGTCGGCTTCCATGTGCAGTAGTTCTTCAGATTGTCATACCAGACGTGCCTGGCCGTAACCTCGACATAGTCCTCATTTTCGACCACTTCCACAATGCGGAACAGCTGCCGCTGCAAGCGTGGAGGAACGGCTTCGGCTTCCAGGCCGGCAAAGTTGGCCGGGATCGTGACCGTGGAAACATTCAGCGCGTCAAAGTCCGATTTTTTGACGTATCCGACCCCGCCGCCGCTTTTCTTCTTGAACGGAACAAACGTAGCGTCCGGATCGTAAAAAACACGAAGGTAGGGGACTCCGTCGTCATCCACCCAGACGCCGTCCGTCCGGACCATCTTGGCCTTGTTCGGTTTTGCAAGATCAACCCTGGGATGGGTTACGGTCGTTCCGACATATCGCCGCTCAAATATGTCGATATAGCTTTCGTCATTGTCTGCCATCCGGAACCCTCCTTCCCTGGTTATTGTCCGACTCCGACCTGGGTCGTGTTTGCATATTCATCGTCGCTGATCGCCGGCGGAATCCGGACTGGAACTTCGCATTTGATGAGATTTCCGACGCAGGCCGCTTTCCATCTGCTGTATTCGTCATACGTCAGCCGCATCGTGATCTCGCTCTCGCCGTTTTTCTTCTCCGTAAACGTGGCCTCAATCGGTCTCAGATCGCCAACAAGCCCGGTCGTTGTGAAGTCGTCACAATCATGCGCGTACACATATACAGGGTTATTCTCGGCCATCAGATCCACCTCCATCGCGGCGTTATGATCAGGCTCGTCACGCCGGTCCCGCAGGCAACAGTGTTTGTTCCCAGATCCAGATAGGGGACATCGCCCCGCATGCTGGTTGCCCCGCTCGCAGTGTACACATACCCGTTTGCGCAGTCGATATATACCGGCGTTCCGCTGGTCATATCGTCAATCTGGATTTCCACTCCGTTGATCGTGAACGAAGCGTCTCCGGAGCCGTTAACCTCAATCAGCGGATAGCTGACCATGCTGCCGGGGTTTATAATCGAATCCGTGCCCGTCACCGTGACCTGGCTGTCCACCGCTTCGACCATATACGGCTGGCAGTTGAACGTGATCGTCGCCGTGTCGTAGAATCCCTGGTTCGCCTGAACGCGTTCCCACTGGATTTCTTCCTTCACGCTGGCCTGATATGCCCGGGTCAGGTCGTCCGAACTGACCAGCTTCCCGGTCCCATCCGCCCACGCGTTGACCTCATACCGCCGTTCGACGCTGGCATTCACCAGCACCAGCATGACTTCCAGGTCAAAATTCTCATACCCCTCGTCTACATGCAGCGCCCCGTCCCGGCCTTTTACGTAGTATTCCGTAAAGCGCATCGCGCCTTTTTTGTGGCTCGGCATCTTGGACACATACACGCCGGTCAGGCTCGCCGTGCTGACGCCTCTGAAAATCAGATATCCCATCGCTTAACCTCCCAACGCCCGCATCCGGGAATAACTGCTCGCGTTCAGGTTTCTTTTGATCCGCCGCGTGGTCAGATCCCCGACCTTTTCACCGCTCATCATCACGTACACCCGGCTCATGGCCGCCTCAACGGCCTGCGCGAGCGCGTCCGCGCTGATCCCGCCGCTGCCGCTTCCTCCGTCCCTGAATTTCCTCGCCTGGCTCTTGGAGAGCACCATCTCATCGCGGTGCAGCAAAGCGGGATAGTTGTCATATGGCACGCGCCAGTTGCCCTTTGCATTGCTGAATGGATCAAAAATGGGTGCGCCTTCAATAGGAATTTTCAGACCACTGACTGTATTAACAAGATATTCAACGCCTTCAATTATCTCATGCTTGAACTGCTCTCCGGCTTCTTCTCCGCCTTGTACAAGTTCATCACTTGTTGTTGTTCCGGAATTTATAAGAATCTCGCCAAGCTTTGCAAGCGCACCGTTGCTTTCAGACGTCGCTTTTTTTGTAATTGTCACACCGCCAAACCCGCCCATAGTAGGAACTAAAGCAGTAGAAGCAGCAGCCGCGGCAAAATCCAAAGCCTTATCTCCAACGGAGCCCTCGGACATGTCAATTCCCGTTTTATCTTCAATGATGTTTTTTGCTATCCCAAGAATCAATCCATCTTCTTGCCCCGGTGTCGGCGTGTAGTCCGTGTCCTCTACAATTTTTGATCTTCTCTTTGTGTTGCCTTCCGAATCCGTGTATTCTTCCCACTCAAGCTTCTTCTTTTTGCCGAGAATGCCGCTTGTAAAGCTTTCGCCGAATACTGAACGGATTACGGAATCAAGCAGCACTACAATTGCATTCCATACATCCTGGTTTGTAATAACAGAAACCAAAAGGTTGCACAGCGCCTGCGTCAGGCTCATCAACCCGTCCAGGAACGTTTGATTTGTAAAAACGGTTGTCAGCAACTCCACGATCTTGGGTATTATCACGGTCGCAGAGTTGATAACGGTCTGCAGTATGTTGACGATTATGTCTGCAATTTTGGTCTGGTTCCCGGTGTCATTCAGGTAATTTGCTATCGACTCAAAAATCGTGCCGGCAACCTCAAATATCGCTTCCCACTTTTCACCGAATCGCGTGATAAAGTTATCCGCCCATCCGCCGGGCTTCAGCCCATCGTCAAGTAGCTTCGACAGCTTTTCGGACAGGAAATGCCCGATGTCCAGCCAGGAAATATCTTCCGTGTTCAGCTTCGGCGTCACGGTCACACCGTCAAGCTCAATATGCTTTTTCTTCAGCCTGTCGTTCAGTTCGTCAGACGGATCGCTCGTGTTCGTGATCCCAAGCAGCGAAGCCAGAGAAAGCTTCATGCTCCTGAAGCCTTCCTTCACCCGCTGCGCCAGGTTGGCGCCGATCGCCGACCAGGACGAATCCGCTTCAAGATTCAGCCAGGACGTCAGCGTGTTTTTGCCTTTTTCGACCAGAGATGTGGCGCCGGTCTTCACATTGGTATATAGCGTCTTGCCAATATCTCCCCAGCCAGCGTCTTCTTCCAGGCCGAGCCACTTGGTCAATACATTTTTCCCTTTTTCCAGCCACGATTTCGCACCGTCACGGATCTTAATGTAAAGGGAACTGCCGATTTTCGACCATGACGCGTCTTCCTGAATCCCAAGCCAATCCGTCAGAACGTTCTTCCCGGCTGTAACCACAGACTGTGCGCCGCTCTTCAGTTTCCCGCCGAGCGATTTTCCGATATCCTCCCAGCTTGCGTCTTCCTGCAAGCCGAGCCAGCTGGTCAGAACGTTTTTCCCTTTTTCAATCAGTGACTGCGCGCCTGTTTTGATCTTGTTAAACAGGCCCTTGCCGATATCTTCCCAGTTTGCATCTTCCTGAATCCCAAGCCATCCGGTCAGGACATTCTTGCCTTTCTCCAGCAGCGACTGCACACCGTCACGGACCTTGTTAAACAGCGCCTTACCGATATCAAACCAGCCCGCGTCCTCTTTATCCAGCCCGAGCCAGCTGGTCAGTGCGTTCTTCCCCTTGTCGATCAGCGACGTGACGCCGTCCCGGACCTTCTCATAGAGCTTCTTTCCGATCTGTCCCCATGAAGCTTCCTCCGGGTTTTCAATCTTCAGCCATTCCGCCAGGGAGATCTTCGCAGTTTTCCCGAAATACTTCAGCTCTTTCAGGATGCCTTTCATCCCGTCCTTCTTGAACGCGCTGGTGAGCCGTTTGATCAGCGTTCCGCCGATATTCAGCAGCTGCCGCAGGCTCTTCGGCATCATGCCTTTCAGTGTGGAAAAAGCGCTCTTCGCGACATCTCCGATCATCCGCTTCACGGACGGCCAGATGGTCTTCGCGGCGGTCAGCATGCTGCTGATCGTCCTGGTGATTACCGGTGTCGCGTTCGCTATTACCTTTTTCGCGGAGCTGGCGAACTGCTGCGTGGCGCCTTCAACATTCTGTCCGGAACCAATCGCGGTGAGCAGATCACGCCACGAAGCCTTCGCCATGTTGATTGATCCGCTGACGGTCTTTTCCGCTTCCAGCGCAGTGGTTCCGGTGATGCCCATTTCCTCCTGGATGGCGTGAATAGCCTCGTATACGTCACTCAGGTTCTGGATATCATACTTCTTGCCCGTCAGCTTTTCGGCGTCCTTCAGCAGCCGTTCCATTTCGGTTTTCGTGCCGCCATAGCCGAGCTTCAGGTTGTCCAGCATGGTATAGTTCTGCTTCGCAAACCCCTGGTACGCGTTCTGGATGGAGTCCATGGAGGAACCCATCTTGTTTGCGTTATCGGCCATATCCTGCATGGCCATATCGGCGACATCAGCGGCCGCTGCCGTGTCACCGGCCAGGCTCTGCAGCAGCGAAGCGGAGAACGACGTCACGTTCTCCATGTACTCATTCGCGCTGATGCCGACCGTCTTGTATGCCTGCGCCGCGTATTTCTGGACCTTGTCCGCGCTTTCCTTGAACAGCGTCTCCACGCCGCCGACCAGCTGCTCATAGTCCGCGAACGAACTGAACGCGCCGCCGATTACGCTCTTAATACTGCCGGCAGCCGTTGACATCGCCTTTTCCAGCACGCCGGCTATCATCTTGCCCTTCGCGACTGCCCATGACGTCAGTTTGCTGTCGCTTTTCTTAAGGTCTTTGTCCAGATTGTTGCTGTTCAGAGATATGAGGTATTCCAGCTCGCCAAGCTGCATGCTTACACCTCCGTAATCCGCGCATAGATATAATCCTTGATCTCCTGGGCTGTCTGCTGGTTCTTCTTCAGTTCCGGATGGATCAGCTCCACATACTGCGGCATGCTAAACTCATGCCCGCCCAGTCCGTACAGCCCGTTTGCAATCGACCACAGGCATTGCGCGGTATAGCTTTCATACAGATCCCGGTCAGCCGCTTCCCTCAGCAGGCAGACGATCCCGTCCACCCCGTGGTATCCGTACCTGATCAGGTCTGCGCAGATTCTTCTCCGTTCTTTTTCGTCTGCCGCCTTAACGACGGAAAAAAACTCATCAGCGCCTCGTCGTTCAGCGCTTCCTTGATCACGTTTACAGAGTCAAGGAAGTTCAATTTTGCGGCTTTATCCTTTGTTTGCATGGTCAGCGCGCCGACGATCTCAAACATATCGCTCCGGTGTGTTTTGAACACCACCCCGACGATCTGCGGCAGGAATTTCCCCAGCACCTTGATCATCGGCATATTTCCAATGCCCTGGTATTCCTTAATAAGGTTTGTGATCTTCTCATCATCGCAGATGTTTCCGATCGGTGTCGCGAGCCGCACCAAAGCGTCCGCAGCCTGCTCATTGTTCATTTCAGAAAATTTCATCTTTTTGTCCTCCTCACAAAAAGCATCGGGGTGGGGGAGTTTCCCCTCACCCCGTGTTGGGTTATTTACTCGCCGTCACCGGCGGGTTCTTCTTCCGGTTCTTCCTCCGGTTCATCTTCTCCGACCGAGTCACTCTCATTCTGAGGATTTATCACAGGGCCGGCTTGTCGAAAAAAACCACCTCAAACGGCGCGTTGTCGTAATCGTCAACAGCCGCCTGCCGGGCATGGAACTCGGCAGCCAGGGTACCTTCGCCCTTATCCGTGTAGGTAAAGGTGAAGTCCGCGGTATTGATGGCGTTCTTCAGGCAGATCAGCACCAGCTGGCCGTCGGCCAGGTCGCCGACCCAGCAGATGTTGGTCAGGTAATCGCTGGACGTGATCGCCGTGGCCATCTTGATCGTGGTCTTCTTTCCGCTGGGAGTCGCCGTGCCGGTCGCCAGCAGGTCCGCGATGTTGTCCGGGGTCACCTCGATCAGCGTGGTGCTCAGGTACGCGTCGGTGCTGTCCACGAAGTCGGAGCCCTTGAACCCGTACCGCATGCCGTCGATTTCCGGCGTCCGGGTTTCACGCGTCACCGTGAAGGTTCCGCCGCCGCGGGTCGCGCCCAGCAGCGTGCCGGCCGGATTGCTCCCGCCGCTGACGATGTTGGCAATCGCCGCCTTCAGCGCGGTCGCGTCCGTGATGCTGTCATAGGAAAGGTTCTTGAGGATAATGCCGGCGTTCAACTGCAGTTTGTCGAATGTGCCGTTCCTCAAAGCCGTGGTATTTCCGGGTGCAGCCATAATTCATCTTCCTTTCTCCTGGTCAGATGCCAGGCAAATGATATGCGTTGACCGACAGGTTGATATATGCGGCCCGGTAGTTTCCGTCCACCCTGGTCTGGATCAGCGGTGATTCAGGCCAAACCACAAGGTATCCGCCCTCAATCGGGATATTCATCCCCTGGCCGATCGCCCTTGTGATCTCATCCGCAATGCGGATGATCCCCGTGTTCGTCGTGGTCCTGTCCCACACCTGCGCATACATGGACGCTTTCGTGTTCCATTCCGGAACGCTCAGCGAGTAGGTGATGTACGGCGTCGATACGTCATCCGGCACAGACCCCTCCGCATACGCCGGAAGCCCGAACCCGGAAAAGAACGTCTTCAGCGCCGCCGCATCGTTATACATCACTGTCCTCCGTATACTCATGGGGAAGTTCCCATTTTTCCACCTCGATCAGCCGCCTGTTCAGCCGGCTGAATCCGGGTGTCTTCCGGTCCGTTCCCGGGTTCGTCACCCGGTATACCTGGTTGTTGTCGGTCCTTCGGAATGCCTCGTGGAAGTCCAGGTCCAGCGTTTTGTCCACGTATATCCGATACGTCCTCGCCACGCCCTGCTGTTCCGCCACGGTAATTTCCGGAGCGCTCTCGTATTCCCATGCGGCGTCAAACTTTGCGCCGTCCGTCCATGCGGTTGTGTACCCGCCGACCGGATCTTCCGTCCTGGTTTTCACCAGGAGCACGCACGGCACCGTATATTCATCCAAAAGACTCATACACAGGGCCTCCTCCAGCGCTCCAGCTGGTTCCCGAACTGGTCGCGCCATGTCAGCGGACCATTTCCCCCTTTTCCACCGCCGGATCTCATCGTGTAGCTGTAGCCGTTGAAGCTTTCGCTCTGCATCGGGCCGGACAGCTGTTCACTGTAAGTTTCCACCCATTGGCTGATCTCTCCGGACAGCGCAATAAGCGCAGGAGGAACGCTCATCACGCGTATCGTTCCGGCAAACGTTTCGTCTCGGAGCCCCGCCGCTTTCGCATCATCATCATTTTTAATGCTGTTTGCATGATACGTATAAACCCCGTCGTTCCGCCTGCTGCCGCAGACAAGGAACCGGTCACCGTCCTCAGCATCAAAAGCAGGGGAAATCATGCCGCCGGCAATGGTGTATGTCCTCTGCTCCGCCTTCAGCGGAACAAAGTAGTTGTGGAGATAGTCCAGAACTTCCTGCAGCATGATTTTCCCCTTTTCTCACTTGGTCTTGCGCTTGTCCGGCGCTTTCTTCTGCGCGGATGATCCCTTCGTTTCACCAGCCTCCGGCCGGGCGGCTTTCGCCGCCTCAGCCTTTCCCGGTTTATTCGCTATAACGATCATACGCTACACCTCTCAGGCATTCAGCACAGTCAGGCCGCTGAGATCGTAGGTCTTGGTTTCGGTGTAGGTGCCGTAATCCACGATGACCTTGAACTGCTGGCCGTTCTTGTCGTTGATCTTCGTCACGGAGGCCCTGTCGGGATCGCCGATCACATCCAGCAGGCCGGTGCCGGCGGAAGGATCAACGCCCACATAGATGTGCTTCGCGTTGTCAAACGCACTGCCGCCGAACTGCAGCGCCAGGAAGTTGCCCGCGCCCCAGTCGGTCACCAGCTGGCCGCTGGACAGGTACTTCAGGGTACCCAGGATCTTGCTGTCGCCGACCATGATGCCGCTCTGCAGATCATCGGAAGTGTTGCCCCAGATGTCCACGGTGTTCGGCAGCGCCTTCACGGTCAGATCTCCGCCGCCGGCCGCGCCGTCGTATACGGTCGCCACCCAGATGCTGTCCGGATCATACAGAACGGGCATGAACAGGGCGGAAGCCTTGGTCCATACCACAGCCGGGTCCTTTTCGGTGTACTGGGAAACGTACACATACGGGCTGACTTCACTGCCGGACACTTCCAGGCCGTAGTTCGCCGCGGAAACCTCCGGAGGATCGCCCCACAGGCCGTCGCCCAGCTTGCTGTCCGCATAGAAGAAGGTAATCCGGTCGGTCGGATAATACTTCTTCACGTCGGTCACCGGGCGGCCGTTCTCGCCCATCTTCAGGGGCAGGGAATAGGTGCCGTCCTGCAGCAGGACCTTGGTGATGCCCAGTTCGCCGGACAGGTAGTTCCGCAGCTCCGCTTCCGTCAGCAGGATGCCTTCCGCCAGGTTGCCGCGGATCAGCTTCTGCAGGGACGCGTCGCGCTTCATCTTGTTCCAGACGATGGTGCTGGTGTAAATGCCGTTGATCGGCTTTCCGGCGTCCGCGGACTCCGCCTTGAGCGCCAGCAGCTGATCCGCCAGGTTGCCGGTGTTCAGGTACAGCACCTTGTTCAGGTGGCCTTCCTTCACACCGTAATCCACGGTCAGATCCAGGCCGTTTTCCTTGATTGTGACTTTACCGGTCGCCAGCAGTTCGTTCTTGGCCACCTTGGACCGGGTGAACACCTGCTCGGACAGGTTGTAGCCGTCGCGGAGAACCCGCTGGTACAGGCTGCCCTCATTGGTCACGCCACGGCCCATCAGCGCCCGCAGGCGCTCGCTCTGGTCGATCTTGACCTTGACCAGGCCCTTCTCGATGTTATGCACATCAACAGGCACCCGGACGGTCTTCTGGGCTTCCACGTCAAAGGAGTGGAACTGCGCCATCACCGGAATGCCGTACTCGGCCGCGATGGATTCCCAGTAGGCGATCAGGTTGTCCGTCTTCACGTCGCCCAGGATCTGATCCACGGGGTCGTTGGGCCGGGTCACGTCGTTGCCGACCTGAAGCCAGTCTTCTTTCGCGATCAGGCCAAAAATGCCATTCTCAAAACGATCGTTCATTGCTCTTTTCCTCCTTCCCGGATTAGTACGGCCGGGTCGCTTCCGGCGCGGACGCCTTCACAACGATCCCGGTCAGCGCGCTCTTGGCAGCGCCGTTGAGGGCGGCAGGCAGCCGGTCCTCATAGATAACACCCTTGGTGACCAGGGAACCGGGCATATCGCCGGTGGTCACTTCCACATCCTCATACAGGATGCCCTTGGCCGTTGCGTCATTCGCCGGAATCACGGCGCCGGCAGGCACATACTTGGTGCCGTCCGGGTTCGTGATCGCCTGCGCATGATCCGCGGCAACCTGAACAGTCTCCCGGCTGCAATCAGCTTCAGCCAGGAACCAGCCGGGAGCATATCCCTTGCCGGTACGATTCTGAGTGAAACTCATGTTTTGATCTCCTTTCGTCATGTCGTCTGGACGGCCTGGCCGCCAGATCCCTGCGGATTTTTCGCCGCGCCGTAGCGCTGCGCGTGCCACTGGGCGGTCATGTCGCGGATACTGTTATCGCCGCCTGCTTTATTCCCGGCGGGCGGCGTGTCCACTTTTTCCCCGCGCTGGCGCGTCTGGACCTTGAATCCGCCCCACTTCGCGTCAATGTCCTTTTTCAGATCCTCGATCCCGTCCAGCGTGCCGTCGTCCTTCAGCTTCATCTTGCTGTAGTCCGTGGCGTTCAGGACGCTTTCCAGGGTCTTCTCGCTGATCTTTTCTTCGGTCAGCAGCTTCTTGTAAGCGGCCTTTACTTTCGCCGCTTCGGCATCCCGGGCGACCTGGGCCTTGTAGTCGTCGTGAGCCTTCTTCTCATTGTCGTACTTGGTTTTCCAGTCGTCCTTCTTGTAGTCGTCCAGTTCCTTCTGAACGCCCGGAAGCTTCTCCGCGTCCTGTTTGTACCTGGTCACATCCCGTTTCGCGCTGTCCAGATCATCCTTCAGCGGGTCCACAACGGACCTGTGCATCTCGATGACCTTTTTCGCGATCTCGTCGGTATATGCCTCGCCGAGTGCTTCCCTGAGTTCTGTTCTGGTGAATCCCATCTGTCTTTTCCTCCTTATTCAGTCGCGTATTTCCACTGGTATCCGCCAGCGGTCGCAGCCCATCCGGTCAAAGCATTGCTGATGCTTCGCCGGTTGATCCCTGTGATATCGCTTGCATGAGTGATGCTGTCATACGTATTGACAACCGCTCCGCCAGTTATCTGCAGTACAGCCTTGTTCTTGCTGTACTCGATGTTGTATTGCCGTGTGCACCATTCCAGATTGTCAACCCGGTTATTCATCGGGTTTCTGTCCTTATGGTTCACTTCAGGCAGTCCTTCCGGATTTGGGAGAAAAGCCTCAGCGACAAGCCGATGCACAGAATGGATCTTTCCTTTCCCGTCCTTTGTGAGCCGGATACACTGATACTTCAGGTAATCCCGTCCCCTCAGGCACGGCTTCATGAGTCTGCTCTTTGTTCGCGACTTCTTCGGAAGTGCAACGATGTCCCCATCGCTGCTGACAAGGTACAGTCCCTCGTACCCCGGGATTTCCTTCCAAGACGCCATATGTATCCTCCCGTTTCTTCGGAGCCTGTTCTTCGGCTCATCGGAGTTTTTTTGATCCCCCGGCGCGGTTCCTCGGCCGGGTTTCGATCTTCACTCCCCATTTTGACGGCTCGTCAAGTCCCGCAAAAGGAAAAAAGTGTCAAATTTGCCCGGAATCATCCCCGTTTTTGTCAAATTTTTCCGCCTGTTTGCATAACGCGCAAAAAGTCGCCTGCCGGGCGACCTTTTTTCATGCAAACAAAAAAGCGCCGGTTCCCCGACGCTGTTTGCATGACGAATCGTCATTACTTTGCTCAGATACCCATAATCTTCTTCATGATGTTCTGGTATTCCTCCCCGTGGTTCTCCGCCGCCGGCCGCAGAAACGGCCTTGCAGCCACTTCTCCGCCGCTGGCCGTGTGATGGCCCAGTTCCACAAACGGCGCGTATTCCACCGTCGTCCCGATGGCCTCCGTGTCATCCTTCACCTGGGTATGCGTGATGCTGTTCCGCAGGTTCCCGGTGTCCACCGGGCACAGCTGCTTCGCATACGTCTCCGCTTTCCCGCCGATGATCTCCAGCGCCATCCGCTTCTTCTGCTCGATGGCGTCAATCACCTGGCTCGTGTAGCTTTTGAACACAAAACTCATTTTTCACCCTTCTCCCAGAAGCGCTCCGCCGTTTCATCATGATCGTACATCATGCAGCCGGCGCCGTCCAGCAGGATCTCCGTCGGCTTCCAGTTCCCGCGTTTCCCGTCAAAGATCATGCACGTGTCCCGCGTGATCCCGACCCGGACCGTTTCACCGTTCACGGTAACATGCGTTTTGTCCCTGAATATGCAGTCCCTGCACCGGACCCTGTTCGGATCTGCCGTTTGCATCCTGATCGGATCGTTCAGCATCGTGTTCACCCCCTCATTCATCATACAACACATTCCGCCGGATTGCTACCGTTTTTGCCTCGTCTTTCCGCCGGTATACGTGTTCTCATCGCCGTTGACAAAATAGTCCGGCTGCTCTACGACTTCCATCACGATCTCGTAACGGTCCCCGCCGCGGCTGTTCACTCCCGTGATCCGGTACGCTGTCCCGCGCTGAATAATGATTTCGGCCTCATCGCTCACGCCGTTCCGCCTGTCGCCCTTTTTGTAGATCTTGCGCTTCGCTGTCCCGCCCCAGTAGCTCTGCGGTTCCGCGTAGATCCCCTTCGTTCCGGCAGGCGCGTAGATCTTGTATGAAATCTTCCCGCCGAAACCGGTCCCTGTCGCAACGCCTGTGCTCGTAAACGCGTGATTCCGTCCGACCTGGCCTACCAGCGCATTGCGGACCTCATCCAGGGAGTGGCTTCCGTCAAGCAGATTCTTGACAAAATCGAAGCTCATCCCGCCGCTTTCCATCATGCCGGCGAGGCCCTCTTCGTCGCTTCCGCGCACCAGCCACATGCCCTTTTTCAGCCTGGATTTCTCAATGCCGTTCGTCAGCTGCGTGATCGCCTTGTGGTAGGACGGCTGTCCGCGGCTGTCTCCGAATTTCACCATAGACGGAGCCTCCGCCAGGTTCCGGTTTCCGTAATTGTCCTGGTATCCCCAGTACGTCTTTTCAGGTCCGACATAGTGCCTGCTCCTTCCCCAGCCGTCCTCGTATCCGCTCAGCGCCTGGTTCATCGGGTGCGAGTTCCTGGTGTATTCCCATACGCCGTATTTCTCAACGTCCGTCAGCTGATCCCATACCTCATCGAGCTCAGGCCGCAGTTCGTCGTCCGCGGTCACCTTGCCGGTATACATTCGCGCCGCTTTCTTTGTCTTCTCGTCCCACGCGTCCGGCGCGAATTGCCCTTTCTGCGCCGCTGTCTGCGGCACAGGGGCCTGCTGCTGTGCCTGGACGGGTGTTTGTCCACCCTGCGCCTGAGCCGCCTTCTGGGCCGCTTTTTTCGCCTTTTTCGCCACTTCCGGAGCCGATGCCGCTTTCCCGATCCCGGCCTGCCCGTACAGATCCTGAACCTTCTTCAGCGCCGCGTCCCGCTTCTGCAGCAGTTTCCCATTCCGTTCAAACTCGTTCAGCAGCCGCAGCTTCTTCTGCAGATCCTTAATCTTCTCGTCCGTGGCCCAGCTGGCGCCCATCGCCTGGGCATCCTTGTACTTTTGGATTTCGCTGGTGTAGTAGTCCCGCTTCGCCTGGATCGCGCCGGCCTTGGCCGGATAGTCCGCCAGCGTCACCGGGTCCTTCCAGATGCCTTCGTATACCTTGTTCTCGTTGATGCCCTTCTGGACAATTTCCTTCTGTGCCGACGCCAGTTCCAGCTTCGCGTTGCTCAAACTGTGCAGGACGCTGCTGTCCTTCGCCGCTTTCCACTCGCCATAGTCCATGTTGGCGATCTCTTCCCCGGTTTCGTTGTCCCGCCTCAGGTCCGCGGTCGGATCGTTCGGGAATCCTTCGTAATCGTAAACCAGCGTACACCGGCAGTTCCATACGTCCCCGCCTTTCCCGGAAGGATCTCCAGGATACTGCATCTTGCTCCCCAGCGGCGTCTTGAACTCCTCATCCACGCCCACGGAAACGCCGTCCATCTGCTGATGGCTGTCACGTGTCCGGCTGTCCAGCGTCGCCAGCCATCGCTTTTTGCACTTGATCCCCATGGCCTGCGCATTGTGCAGCATCTCGATCCGTCCGCCGTTCTGCGCGCATGTCATGGCCGTCCTGGCGTAGCGCATCATGGCCTTGCTGTTCTTTTCCCCGGTGTCCCGGGCAATCCGGCGGGCGAGGGCAGGGATGCTGTCACCCTGAATGATCCCCTGCGTCAGCGAATTGGAGATGATCTTCCGGTTCCAGGCAGCGTCCTTCTTGCCGTTCACCTCTTTCCGCGGCAGCAGCTCCGGATCTGCGTCAATCAGGCGCTTCACCGTGTTCTCGTCATAGATCGAAAACATCAGGTCCATGTTTGCGTCCTTGGAAATCTGGTAGCTCTGCCAGTTCGCGTTGCCCGCGAATACGCCCAGCGTATCCCCGTTGACCTCCGCCAGCGCTTTCTTGTTCGCGTTCGTCATCACGCCGGTCAGCTGGTCGATTTTCTGCTGCATGATCTTCTGCTGCAGCAGTTTGTTCTTTTGCCAGGCCAGCTCCTCCGGCGTGATCGTCCCGTCGATGAACTTTTTTTCCAGTTCTTTCATCTCCGGGCCGTACTTTTTCAGGAAATCGTCCAGCTTTGTTTGCATGTCCCGGGCCGCTTCGCCGTAGATCCGCTTGAACTTCCGGCCCAGTTTGATCACCGCGTCGTCCGTCGCCAGCGTTCCAGGATCGCATCCGATTTCCTTCTCGATCTCGGAAACCGTCTTTTTGTCCTTGTACGCCTGGTCCAGCTTCACCCCCAGCGCGTGATACTCACTCTGAGTGATCAGCCCGGCCTTGTTTTTCTTCTTCAGCGCTTCCCACAGGCCGATATACTCCTGATGCGTCATTCCGGCTGATGCGGTCATGCTGTTCGCAGTTGAATTTCCCGGTAGGGAAGGGTCGTTTTTCTTCTTCCACTGGATGTAGGCGTAGTTTGTGATCAGGCCGGCTTTATACTCCTGGTACTTCTGCTTTTTCGCCGCGATGTACTCCGCCTGCGTCATCAGGCATCACCGTCCTCGGTTTCCTCTTCCTCCTTCGGAATGTCTGTTTGCATGTCGCCGATCCGGTCGAAACTCTCGGCGTCCTTCCGCTCCAGGATTTCTTCCACTTCGTCAACCGTGATCCACGGCAGCTTTTCCAGGATCGTCCGGTCATCCAGGTACTCGGCCGCGGCAATCACCATCTCCGTCTGCTCCTTCTGGTTGCTCACCCGGTTCCGCTGGAAGATCGGCACCGCATCAATGCCCATCATGTCCAGGATCATCCGGATAAACAAGATCAGCTGATACTCAAACGCGTCCGCTTCCTCATCCATCGGCCAGTACGCCGCTTCAATGTGGTCGTTGGTCGCCCCGGCCTCCACCGTGTGCACGTCGAACCCGCCGAAGTTCTCATACATCTGGTTCCGGATCTGCTTGAGCGCCGCTTCCCGGGCCTGGTATGGGATCTCCTGAGTGTACGGCGTAATGCTGCTGTTCTCGCCGTCAATCACCGCCATATGCTGCAGGATCAGCCGGTCCAGCAGCTGGCGCTTGTCCGCCTCACTCATGCCCATGGCCCCGGAAACCAGCCAGTAGATCTGCGCACAATCCTTGATGTCGTTCGCCAGGCCCGAAACCACCATGTCATATGAGTCAATCAGCGGCTTCAAATTGTCCAGGGCGCTGTCCCGGTTCTCCCCGGAGTAAAGCGGGAATATCGGCAGCGTGGTCAGGTTCCCGGTGCCGGTCACTTCTTCGCCGAACGCCTCGCTTGTTTGCACCGTTTCGATGTACGGCTTCAGATCCTCCACCTTTTCCAGCGCGCTCAGGCCATATTTCTTCTCCGGCGTTTCATACCGCTCGTACCCGGCTTCGGTGTAAAGCACCGCCGTGATCGGCCGCTTCCCCCAGTCCAGGCTCCAGAACCGCACGCCGCCACGCAGCGCACCGGTATGCTCGTCGTACAGCGGCAGGAACTCCGTCTTCCGGAACAGCGTATATTCCCATTCATCCTGCTCAAACCCCTTGTGGACATACAGATACGCCGCGCCGTTTCCCTGCGCCCAGTAGGCCGTCTGGTACACATACTGGTCAAAATCATTCCCAAGCTCGTCCTTCACCGGGTCCACTGTTTGCATGACGCCGTCAACCGGCACCCGTTCCCGCCCGCTGAAGCTGATCCCGTTTCCCAGGGAATAGCTGCACCGGTCCGTCACCAGCCGGTGGATCAGCCGGTTCCGGATCTTGATGTTGCTGGCCGTAAAGTCATTCTCAGGCAGCCCGGCCATATTGTAGATCACCTTCACCGTCTTCAGGATCTCCGTGTTCCGCCCCGCCATGTATTCCTGCTCTTCAAGCGCCTTCTTGTACTCCGGGCTGTTCCTGTAGGTCATAATCGCGCTCTGCAGCCACTTCGTCTTGTTTTCCGCCCGCTCATAGTCCTGGTATGTGATCAATTTTCCTCACCTTCCTGTTCGTCTTTTTCGTCCTGCTCTTCTGATGGGCACATAACCTCCGCGTCCCATGGCATCGTCCGCCACAGCCGCCGTTCCAGATCGTCCCGGTCCGGCATGTCCAGCTCCTTTCTCACCGCGCAAACGGTGACCTGTATTCCTCTCCTCCGCGCCGGTCATATATTCTGCACACGCAGGCCGCCGAGTCCGGGGCGTCGTCGTGCTCCGCGTCCTCCGTGTAGCTCAGAATCTGGTTGATATACTCCGTGTCTGTGCCCTCAAGCCATTCTATGTCCTTCCACCATTTCCGCAGGAAGGTGCTAATCTTGATATATTTGTTCTCCTTCTCCGAATACAGCGTTGCGGAATGCCCCCGGTCCTTGATCTCCCGCGCCAGGTATCCCTTGTCCGCGTTCTTCTCGCACCAGATGCTCCCGCACATCAGGCGCTTCACCTCGCTCAGGCAGTAGTCCAGCACCGTGTCCACATGTTTGCGCCACATCCGGCCGTACATGTACAGCTTCCCGCCGATCCGCTTCCCGCAGGTGAACGCCGTATAGTCCTCGCCGTCGTAGGCCGCGTCGATGTGCGCCATGCCATCCCGCAGCAGATCCGCCGGCACGGCGTCCTCCCGTTTCAGCAGCTCCTTCGCCTCGTTCGCCGTAATGAACCGCGGCGGATCTTTGAAAAGCGCGTCCTCCGCCGCGATATGCACCAGCTCATAGTTCGCCGCAAACAGGGAAGGCGCCATGCTCTGCCGCAGGGCCTCGATCTCCTCCTTGCTCAGAAGCCCGGTATGGTAGCAGTCCCACTTTTCCGCCTCCGGCATCAGGCAGAACGCGTCCTCCTTGTGCCATGGTGTCCCGGTGTTGATGATCCGCCCGCCCGGATTCCGGATGTTCAGCAGCTCCTGGTAGATCAGCTTCGTCCGCTCGCGTTCCGCCTTGCTCTTCCGGTCCTTCATGTTCACGATGTCGTCCGTGAAGATGAAGTCGAAGTGCTTACCGGTAATCGACCCGCCGATACCCATGCCCACCAGCTGGCTGGTTCCCCTGGCGTCCGTTGTCAGGTTCGTGCTGATCTCCATCGCATTGTCCGCCGTCAGCTTCAGCTGCACGCTGTAGATCACCTGCACCAGGTACCCAACCTGCGGCATCGTCAGGATCTTGCGCACCTGGTTGATGATCTCCTTCACATCGTCGTCCGTCTTTCGTGCAAACAGGATGCGCTTGTTCGGCAGCAGGATGATCATCAGCGCCAGCACGATGGAAAGACAGGTCGTCTTGTAGCTTCCACGGTGTCCCTGCAGCGTCATGTCGCCGCTCCCGCTCAGCATCTTCCGCATCCATTGCCCATGCAGGCCCTTCAGCTTCTTAAATCCGACCATGTGCCCGAACTGCTCCGGGTGCATCGTCAGGAACCGCACCGCCTCGATCCGTGTCACGCTTCGTCCTCCGCCTTTTTTCCCCGGGTGGTCACGCTGCCGCCCCGCCTGATCCATACATACGGTTCCCACCGGCACGGTGCCTGCGCGATCCGCTCCGTTTTCGCCGTCACTACGTCGTTGAACAGCGTGTCCTCGCCGTAATGGACATTCTCGTCAAACCGGATGCCGTTCTCCTCCAGGAACGCCCGCCGGTACACCTTGCCATGGATAAACACCATCTTCCGGTGTCCTGCGATCGGAACCACAATCCGCCCGAACTCCGTCATACACTGCGTCCACACCATGTCGCTGTTTGCATGTCTCCGCACCGCCGTCAGGATCTCATCCAGTGCGTAGATGTGCGTGAAACAGTCGTCACAGTCGCAGAACATGATCCACGGCTCCGTCCCGTAGTCCATCCCCGCGTTCCTGGCCGCGCTGACGCCACGCTTCGGAATGTCTATTTGCTCAACGGGGAAGGTCAATTGCTTCAGCTCTTCCTCTGACACATGCAGACCGCCGTCGTTGACCACAATCACCCGGATCTCGTTCCAGTTCACAACCCGCTGCATGTCCAGCATCTGGAACTGCTTCCTGCAGATGTACCACGGCTCATCGCAGTGGCTAATCACAATGTCCAGCATGTTTGCATGTCCTCCTGTCCATATCCTGCATTCTCAGGTTCGTCACCTGACTGATCCATCGCTTCCTGTCCGCCTTTGACGCAAACGCCACCGGAATCTTGTCCGCGATACGCGTCAAGGCTGCTTTGTATCGCTTTTTGTAGGTCCTCTTCGTTAATCCTGCAGGCATGACCACCAAACTCCTTTGCACATTCGCTGCAGATCCAGTCCTCTGTCGGATCATACGGCTTCGCCACCGGTATGATCTTTCCGCAAAGTCTACATGGCTGCATTCTGTCCTCCTGTTTGCATCACTCCGGGCACTCCCTGTCCAGGAACTCCCGTATGACGTCCTTACTCGGCAGCTGGAATCTGCTGAACTGGTCGATCGTGTCGTTGGCAAATCTCATCAGAAACTCGACCATCATTTCCTCATCAAATGCAACAATCTTCTCGTAAATCGTCATGCTTTTCCCTCCTGTTTGCATGAAATCCGGAAGCCCTGCCCCCTCTTCCGGCTGGGTTGGCCAGTATCCCTCCATCGCTCCCGAGTCCGCTGTGTGCGTGCCGTGGAATCGAACCACCCGAATACGCCCGTCTGTCATTGCGGAGTCGAACCGCCGTGCCCAGTCACACGCACCTGAAGCTGTGGCGCTCTAATTTGGCCGTGTTTGCATGAAATCCCATGATTTCGTATACCTGTGTTTGCATGAAAACCGGCGTCTCAATTGTCTTTTGATGCGAAAAACTCTCGGATATTGAACCATTTGTCTTTCAGAATATTTCCGATAATATCAACTGTGCCGCCCCATCCTTCGGTTTTAACTCTGATATACTTTCCGACGAGATTTTCCCATTTATCGACTCCGACAACATCCATGATCCGCATCATGGCCTCCAATCCTCTTCCGCTTTCAGCTTTGAATTTGTCAGCGCCAAGATAACCATGACCGATACAATAACCGCCGTAAACAACTCCCCACCCGGAGCCTTCAAGTGTTACACCAAAAGTCAACACTCCGTGATCCGCCATGGAAAGACTAACATTTGTTATTTTTGCATTTTGTACTTCCATCGTTTCATCGCTCTCTTTCATCAATATTCCGGCTCCTTAAACTGCGCTGCCGTGATCGGCTTCTTCGCAAACATGAATCCCTGGAACACGAAGCACTTCTCTCCCTGATCATTCCCGGTTCTCATGTACTCCAGCAGCGCGTTCTCGTCCCGCTGGATCTGCTCCTGGATCTCCTTCAAATCCTTGCCCTCATAGGTGAGCTCGCGCTCGATGTACCCCCCCCCGGAGAAAATTTCAAGGTTCATCTTCTTAATCATCGCCGGCCTCCACAATCCTTTTCTGCCGCTCAATTACGTCATTCATGATCCTGATCATCGCATTAGTCCTTGCAATGTGCCTATTCGCTCGCCAATTTGCCAGCCGGTAGCGAATCTCCTGAATCTGCCATCTCATCCGCTTCTTCATTCCCCTGCCTCCTTCACCATTTCCTCGACCTCGGCAATCACGGCCGGCTCCACCTCGCTGACCATGACCTTGTCCACCGGCTTGAATCCGGCCGTGTCCCGCAGCAGCTCCCAGAAGCGCGGGTTTCCCTTCGCCACTTCCTTCACCGCCACCCGTACCATCATCTGCCCGCCGGTGATCTTCTCGCCGTCCTTGCCGGTCGCGACCTCTTCCTCCATCCACAGCTGGCAGAGCTTCCGCAGATCGCCTTTTTCCCGCCTGGCAGCGCCTGACGCAATCCCGGCAGCCTTCGCCCGTTCTCCGCCCGTTTGGAACCGCTGTGCCTTGCTCGCCGGGCTGTCAGGAACAGGCTGGCCGTTAATCGGCGAAACGAACCGCCCGTGTTCGTCCCTCTGTGCGGCTTTCCGGGCCTTCTTATCCTTCCCGGCCATTTATCCCACCCCTTGCTTTGCATCCGCCTGATAGCGGTCGTATTCGGCCAGCTGGGCCAGCATCCGCTTCAGGTGCTTCCCCAGATCTCTCCTGTGCACCGGACCAGTGGTTTTCATCTCGTGCTTTGTTTGCATGATCTTCTCTTCCAGCTGTTCACGGTTCTTTCCGTCAGCCATTCTGATCAGCCGCCCTTCCGCTTTTGATAATTTCGTACTGGTACCGATCCTTTGCCGGCACCAGCGCCACCATCAGATCCGGATGCGCGTCCTGCCACATGTTCAGCATCGCCAGGATCACCGCCATGGTTTCGTCATCCGGTATAAGCCGGATCGTGAGCGTAAGCTTATCACTCGCCATCATTTGCCCTCCTGTTTCAGTTATAGCCATGTTCTATTCCCCAGCTGCTCTCATGCGCGATTTTGCTATACTTTTCAATATAGTCATATGCTTCGCCCCTGGTTTCTCCCTCAAATTTCGGAAGAGGGTACTCGCTGAACTCCTGCATATCATTTATGCAGTCCTTTTGCTTTTCTGTAATGGGTCTTAACCGCCAGCTATTCATTCTGCCCTCCTGTTCCACTTTTCTGTCCACCTGGACTGCGTCTCTCCGAACGTTTCTCTCTCCCCTTGCTGAATACTCCACTTCACATAGGCCTTACACGCCAGGCAGTAGATCCCGGTGATCTCTGTCACATCTTCCGGATCGCGAACGAATATTGCCTTGCCATTGCAGAACGGGCACAGCCTCAGCTCCTCACTCACTGATCAGCACCGCCTTCTCCCCGGTAAACGTCTGCCACCTGTCGATGATCGCGTCTACGTACCGCGGGTCCAGTTCCATCGTGTAGCAGGTCCGTTCATCCTGTTCGCAGGCCATGATGGCCGTTCCGCTTCCGCCGAAGGTGTCCAGCACCAGTTCCCCGCGCCGGCTGCTGTTCTGGATCAGGTAATCGAACAACCCGATCGGCTTCATGGTCGGGTGGATGTCGTTCCGCTTTGGCCGATCAAAGTCGATCACGGTTGTCTGCTTCCGGTCGCTGTTCCATGTGTGGCCCGCGCCTTCCTTCCATCCGTACAGGCACGGCTCATGCTTCCACTGGTAATCCTGCCGACCCATCACCAGGCTGTTTTTGTTCCAGATCAGGCACTGCCGGACCGTCCATCCGGTTGTCCTGCATGCCGTGCGGAAATTGTATCCTTCGCTGTCTGCGTGCCAGATGTAAAACGCGGCCCCGGGTTTCATCACGTAGTCGCAGCAGAAGAACGCGCCGTTCAAAAATGCCAGGAATTCCTCGTCCTTCTGCTTGTCGTTCTGGATCTTTAGTTTGTCGCTGGTCCCGCCCTCGTAGTCCACGTTGTACGGCGGATCGGTGACCAGCAGATCCGCTTTCGCGCCGTCCATCAGCTTTTCCACCGCGGTCACGTCCGTCGAGTCCCCGCACATCAGCCGGTGCCGGCCCAGCTGCCAGATCTGCCCGGGTTTGCTGACCGGTTCTTCCGGCAACGGTTTGTCCCAGTCGTCTTCGGTAACTATGATTGGCTCTTCCGGGATTTCCGGCAGTTGGAAGTCGAAATCGAATCCGTCAAAGTCTAATCCTTCCAGATCCGCCTGCAGCAGGTCGAAGTCGAACCCCGTCTCCGCGTTTACCTGGTTGTCCGCGATCCGCAGTTCCCGGATATCCTCGTCCGTGAGCTCTTCGGCCTTCTTGTCGATCACGTGCACCGGAATCTCGCAGCCGATCTTCATCGCGGCCAGCCGGCGCCCGTGGCCGATCACCAGCACGTTGTCCGAAGTGACTACGCAGTCCTGCTGCCATCCGAATCGCTTCAGGCTCGTCACCAGGTTGCGGATCTGCTTCTCATCGTGGATCTTCGCGTTCTTTTCGTACGGGATCAGTTCCTCCGGCTTCCGCCAGTCCTTATAATGCCGGTGATCAAACGCCCTGTTTTTCTTCATCCGTCGCTCCCTCTTCTTTGCCGAACAATTCTTCCTCCGTCCCGATCATCTGCTTTCCGCAGTACGGGCAGAACCTGTACGGATTCCTGCATCCGTAAAAATCAAACGTCAGCGATTTTCCGCACCACGGGCACCTGATCCGTCTGCAGCCGTTGTCAATCTCCCACTTCCAGATGCCCTGTTTCTGCATCTGTTTGCATGACTCGCACAGGCTCCTCCTCCCGTTGTGCAAACAGTCTCCGCATTTCATTTGCGATGCCCTCCTACACAAAAATCTTCGGCGGTTTCGGCACGTCCTGCCCCTGCGGCCGCCAGATATGCAAACAGTACGGATGCACATTCACATAATCCGTTTCCGCGGGATGGTACTCGATGCAGCACTCATCCGGCAGGAAGAAAATCTCCTTGATTTTGCACATCTCATCCCATGTCGGGCATCGCCTCGTATAGCTGACGCTCACATGGTCCCATCCGCCCCCGTTGGACCATATCACATACGGAGCGTTCGCCAGGCCGCGCCCCACGTTCACCCATCCGCATCCTCCGTCTGCCGCCGCTCGCGCGGTCATCACCCGGCTGTCCCTGTTAATATCACCCAGTGCTCTCATGGATTCACCATCCTCCGTTGTTTTCGTCCAGCCAGTCCGTCAACGCCACATACGCCTTCGCGAAGCAGATCTCCATGCTGCTGTCCTGCACCTGGCACAGCACTGCGTCGTTTCCGTCCCTCCGCGACTTCGGATAATCATCCGCGCAGCCTTTTTTCGTGATCGTGATGCACCAGTCCATGATCTTACTCAGGTAGATCTGCATGTGAATTGGGAACCGCCGGTGGAGCTCATCCACAAACCGAAGAAAATCACTCATCCCATACGATCCTCCTTCCGCACTCCCTGCAGTATTTGTCGTTCGGGCCAATCGCCGTGTGGCACTCTCCGCAGACATACCACCAGGTCGATCGCCAGTCGCCTTCGATCTCCGCCGGCGCGCTTTGTTCCTTCAGCGCGTCATTTTTCTTTGCAGCCATATTCCCGATATGCCCTCCTTCTTTCTTTCCTCCGCCTACGAACAATCCGGTTTATCTCCCGGCGCTGCTTCCTGGTCAGTTCGGATAATTGCATCTCATTACGCTCCCTTACCAATTTTCTGACCAATACCTGGAATTAATGCAATCAATTGTGCTTCCTATTTCTGAACACCGTATTTTTTCATAATCCGTTCGTCCAATCATGATTCTGTAATAGTCTTTCCAAATTGTCATTGTGAAACGAATCCCTTTTTGATGCAGAAGGTTCGCAATTTCAAACAATGCGCACATCCTGTTGCAGTCATCTGCATAAAAGTATTGTGCATAGTGTGTGCCTCCGCAAAGACCGTTCCAGAAGAATGGGCAATATCGTAGCGATTGGTAGGAGTGACGCTTATGCTGTTTCTTCGCATGTTTGCCTATATACTCTTCTGCCATGTTACGCAATACGCTCCTTTGTCGAACTAACATTCCCCTTCAGCGTTGATAAACTTCACTATAGATTCCTCAAGGCTATCTTCTCGCTCTTTCAGCAGGGCAAGTGCATCCCGCATCAATGCCATTCTGCACCCGTTTTCATCATATGGGCATTCCTTAATGTCATAGAAGCATCCACGAGTTCCCGGTTTTGTGCAAACCTCAAGACCTTTTACAACCTTCTCCCTGTCAATCATTTTTGCAATACTCTCCTTAACTGTCTTTCTTCTCCCCAAGCTGCATGGTCATTTGCCTATGACAGTATTCTGTCGCATAGCAAGTTTTCGCCAGCCTCGGCAAAAGCTTACAAAGATTGCACTTGTCGATTTCGTCCAGTTCTTCCCGCGACGCTTTTCCGGCTTTCCACTTTTTTTGTTTGTAAGGCATTTTCTCTCCTATAGCTTATTAAACGGACATTTTTTGCAGTACGTCTCATACAGCAGCTTCTCCGCCTCATCCGGATTTTTCTTCTCCGCCTCACAGATGCCAGGATATTTGCAATAGTCCATGCAAAATTCCTGCGTGATCTCTTCCAGGAGCTCCGTCACAGTCTTTTCCACTTCACCGCCCCCATTTCTTCATCCACCATGTTTCGATCGGTTCCACGACCTCGCCGGTAAACCAGTGGATGTGTTCTCCATACCAGTGAATGTCCTTCGGCTCTCCTTCGTGGCCTACCGTGTCCGCCCACTGCGGACGCTCCGGGAACTCTTCGTTCCGATCCTCCACAAATATCGCCTGGTTCGGATCGGTGCAGCTGGGGTAATAATTCAGCACTGTCCTGTAAAAATGCCAGGAATAGCGGCCGCGGCACAAGTTCTGCCCGATAATCACCACGCTCCCGGGCTGATACCCTCTCTCCCTCAGTTTCCAGTAGTCCATCCGTTCATACTTCGCGTCCAGCCGCGCCTTGATCGCGTCCGTTTCCCGCCGCTCCCGCTCGATCTCGTACCGGTCAAGATCCGCCAGCATGGAATCCATGGCAAGCTGTTTGCCCTTCATTTCCAGTCCACCGGCTTCCCGCAATAAGAGCAGTATTCCGGTTTATCCGGATACTCTCCCGTATCCAGCTCTGGAAGAGCACGGTACAAATGTCCCTGGCATTTACCGCAAAATGCATCCATCCAGTCATCTTCCATGTAAACGAGCGGTTTCACCGGCTTTACCAGCTCCGTCCTGTGCAGGATCTCCTCCAGCTCCGTCTTCACCTGCGGATGCAGATCCCGGCTGGCCCGGATCGCTCCGATCAGAAAATCAATGCTCATCATGTTTGCCCTCCACACGTTCAAAATCGATCACCCATACCCACGGATTTGATGCCCAGTTTTCCGGGACACGTTTTCCGACAACTCCCTGCGTTGTGTTCCATAGTCCCGCGAAATAATCCCTTGCTGTTGGAAATATGCTCTGTGCCAGGCATCCTTCCGCAACAGCATCCTCTTCCGTGATATCCTTCAGCCTTTCCACCCGGACCCGCTTCACCTTCAGCCATATCCGCGCCGCCGCCTTCGGCATATGGATCGACGGCCTCCAAATGTCATCCGGGTTCAGCTTGTCGTCGTCTTCGTCCGCTCTATACCAGTATGTCGTTTTCTCTGCGCCTTTCGGCCCTGTCCGTAATCCGTTCCATGTTTCCCGGACATACAGCATATCGTCCGCGTGGCACGGCGGCGTCCAGAACTTTCCTTCCTGATCGTTGATTACGCTATCATCCACATCCCATGCTTCGGCCTCCGATCTGGACATATACGTCCACTTGCCCGGATGTGAACCGCCGAATATGTAGCTCAGCTGCCCCGCCGGCTGCGGCCTGATCAGCCGCCTTGTCTGTGTTTTCCTGCCGTCCAGGATTGCCCGGACCATCTCCGTGTTAAACAGTATCGGTTTCTCCATCATGTTCGCCCTCCGTTTTCACAATCCGTACCTCATACCCCAGCGGACGAAGCAGCTGAACAAAGACGCTCAGTTTGCAGTTCCCGCGGTTGAATGTGTTGCTGACTAATTTTCCGAACTCATCGAACCCGGACCGCCGGCACCATTCCGCCTGCGTCAGTTTCTGCGCGGAGCGGATCTTGTCCGCCTCCGTTATCAGATCCCTCGCGTCCATTGTTTCACCTGCCTTCCGCCGCTTGAAAGGAATAAAGTGTCAAATTTCATCCCCGTTTTTGTCAAATTTCAGATTCCCAGGATCGCCATCGCCCTCGGAAGGATCTCCGTGGCGAATTCCCGCCACCCCTTCGGACTAAGGACTACCTCCGCGCCGTCCTTGTCTGTCCAGTACAGAATGTCCTGCTTCGCGTCGTAGTAGAACTTGCCCCACTCGTCGTGCTCGATGCACCGCGATTTGAATCCGTCGTAGGTCAGCGGCTTCGTGCAAACAGGAACCTCCGGCGCTTCAATCCTGTCAAGTTCCTCCGAACTGATCGTCATTTTCACTTCCGGCTTTTCCTGCACGGTGGTGGTGAACTCATCACCGTCCGCCGTCCCTATCCGTACGCCCACCGCGTCATGGATCAACTGGCTGCGGTTCATCAGCTGCTCGAACTTCTCCGGATCTACCGCCTTCAGCGTTTTCTTGATGTAGTACCAGGCCGCGCTCGGGTTCGCGTTCCCGATCTCCTTCAAGTAGGCCACCGGGTTCCCGCCGCTGATCGCCACGTCAACGGCCTTCTGTTTGTCTTCCAGCGTCAGTTTTCTCATGATTTCCACTCCTTTTCCTTCGGTGATCTGGTATTGCGTCCGGCCCAGCTCCTCCTTCTGCAGCCGGTGCCATGTTCCCCATGGCGAGATGCAGCCAAGGGAGCGCAGATAGTCCAGCACGCTTCCCCCGGCCATCTCAATCCGCTCGCATTTATGCGCCAATGCCGCTCTGTCCATTTTTCGACTCCATGATCATCCGTCTCATTTCCTCGACCGCTTGCTCCGTCGCGCCTGCGTTGTTCCGCTGCTCATAGCCCTGGCTGCGGACCGGCTTTTTTTCGCCCTTCAGCACGGCTTTCAGGTAGGCCAGGTTCGGCGCTCCGTGTTCCACGCAGCTCTTCAGCCCGTCCAGCACCTTCTGAAGCCCGTGATCCGCATACAGGGCGATCATCGCTGCCCGCACATCGTTGCTCATCCGGAAACCGGCGTCTTCCGCGGCAGTCAAGATCCGGTCATGCTCACCCTGGATCTCATGCGCGCGCGTATCGTCATCATCAAACAATTCCATTCCTTTTCTTTCTATTCCATTCCATTCCTTTTCTTTATAGCTTTCGTTTGGTTTTGTTTGGTTTTGTTTGGTTTTGTTTGGTTTTGTCTGGTTTCCTTCGGTTTTCGGCCTGCCGCCCTTCATTCCGTTCTGCCTCAGGATCTCGTTCTTTTCTGCCGCAAGATCAATCTGCTGCTTGGCTACAGGCCACAGGAAGCGTTCGTTTCCGTCAAAGCTTTCAGGTTCATTTCCGCTGTCCGCGTAGATCAGCATCGCCTCAAAAAGCCGCCCGATTTCGTCATACTGCAGCTGACCGATCAGGTCAAAAAAGCTTGTCCAGATCTTCAGATATTTCATCTTCCGTCACCCTTCTGAAAAATGGTTGTAGTTGGTTTGCCCTCGTTTTCTTTAATTCAGTTTGGTTTTGTTTGGTTATCTTTGGTTTTATTTGGTTTTCAGAAGGGGAGTTCTTCCTGCTCGACCTGTACGAATCCTGTCTGCTGATCCACCTGCGGCGCCGGATGCTGTTCCTGCTGCTGCGCAGGCTGTTCGGCCTGTCCGGCAGGAGAAAGGAACTCCACGTCGTCCGCTTTCACTTCCAGGTTCGCGTAGACATTGCCGTCGTTGCCCGTGTACGTGCTCACGCTCACCGGTCCGATCACGCACACCTTCCGGCCCTTGATCAGCCATTTTGCGCAGTTCTCGCCCAGTTCTCGCCAGGCACTGACCCGGAAGTAATCCGCCTGCTCCTGCTGCCCTGCCTGCCGCTGGGCCGCGCTCAGCCGCCGGTTCACAGCCACGGTGAACGAGCATACATTGACACCGCTCTGGGTCGTCCGCAGCTCCGGATCTTTCGTCAGGTTTCCGATAATCGTCAGTTTGTTCATTGTTCATACCTCCTGTATTTCGATGCCGTATTTTTCCAGCATCAATTTTTTCTTCAGCCGGTACACATCCGTCCGGCAGCCCTTCGCGTCCTCGACAACCGTGTCCCCGCAGGCGTCACAATAAACGAAGTCCGCCACATATTCCGCCCTGCGCTCGATCAGTTTCCCGTTTTTGTACTGGTTGGGAATCAGCTCAAAGCGTACCTGCAGCTGCAGATCGCTGATCAGCTTTGCCCGCTCCATGTACATCAGTTCGATGTACCTGTGCGCCTCATGCTTGCTGTCGAACGTGATCCCGTTCACCGAGGTCTTCCGGTTGCCGTATTTGCTCATCCTGCCCCTCCGTGTGGTACCTGCACCCTTCATGCCGTCCGCTGATCATGATTCCGAACTTCCGGCAGTACACGCCGTTTTCCGTGAACCCACGACTGTTCCGGCAATCCCCGCAGCACATCATTCATCCTCCTCGATGAAGTATTCCAGGTCCACCCAGCCCTTGGAACAGTGGCCCCATCCCAGGACCACCCGGTCAATCTCAACGGATTTTCCGCGCCGGACGTATCCAGTGATCTTCCCGTCAATCGGCGTCTTCCGGATTTTGATCTTCCCGTTATTCTCATTGGTCACGGTGAACTCGGTGAACCGTTCCGATACATACGCTGTGTTCACCCATACCGACCAGGCCTCGCCGCCTTCGACCTGTACCCATTTCCGGTCTTTCGACATCTTCCCGGTCGGAATCAGCCTGTCCCCGTAGTCGAAGATTGCCTCCACAGGCGCCTTCTTCGTCGGCTGCGCCCGGCCGTTCAGCACGTCCGCGGTCACATACAGCGGATTGTATTCCTCCGCAATCCCGGCGCTGTGCATGATAAACGCCACAGCCGCAAGGGCCGCGATCGCGATCACGATCTGGATCAGCATGTCAAGAAAGCTCTTCCTGTTCATCGAATATCCCCCTTACGCAGCCCGACGGTATTTCGCGTACCGCGTGGTCTGTCCGTACCGGTTCGTTCCGGTTTCCCATTCCATGACGATCGGCTCACCGGCACGGATCATCTCCCATATCCGCGCTCCCAGCCGCATGATTCCCAGGTCTGCAAGCGCCTGCAGCGGCGTAATGCTTCCGAAATCGTCCAGATATTGTCTGATCCGCTCTTTCTGTGTCATTCCGATCACCCCTTCACAAATAGTTCTTTCTGAATATTTCCATCCACATCTGATGGCTGTACTTCCGTTCAAACGCGTACTGCGCATCCTGCTTCAGCTGCCGGTTCATGGCCGGATCATACTGCGCACCTTCATCGCCTGTGTGGTGCCTGTGGCACAGCCAAACCTTCAGCCCGTATTTCTCGCTCAGCTTCCGGTTGGCCGTGCCGCTCATGATGTGATGACACTCAAGCCCCACCAGGCTGTCGCAGAACCAGCAGCGCTTTTCATTCTGCAGGATCGACTTACTCATCGCTTTCATGCGGGTACAGCCGGATCATGTCCTCCCGCCTTGTCGCATCAACGATCCGGAAAACATCGCCGTGGTACTTCGCCTCGAGTTCGTAATCGCCGAGGTCATTTGCCTCAATGAAATCAACCAGCTCCTGTGCTGTCATGTGTACCCTCCTTTTTCTTTGCCCATTTCCCGAGCATCCGTTCCTCTTCCTTCGGCGTGATGGTCGGTATCCCAAGCGCCTCCGCGTCCTGGATCAGGCTGTCCAGTAGCGCGCTCATCTGCGCGGTGTCGTATGTGCTTGACCCGAAATACACCGTCAGGTACGCCCAGCCGAACTCGTCCACATCGCCGATCACCACCTGGTTCCCAA